GGTGTGTCGTGATGGCGCGGCAGAGTTCCTGCTGCTTAGCCCAGAGTTTGCGGCCGAGGAACTTCTCCTGGAACCTAACCGGATCGGTCATCGGACTGCATGAAGGCGCGCACAGCCTCCATGTCCATCTTGCGGTCCTCGCCGTCCTTCGCCACGAAGCGGTGCGCGCTCGTCTCCTGGAACCCGGCGCGGCACTTCAGCCAGAAACAAATCGCGGCCATATTGCCCACTTTGATCTGCCTTACGAGTTGGCCGACCGCGAGAGTGTTTATTTCTGCAAGGCCGAAATCGAGTTCGACGCGGAAGTGTTCGCGTAGGGTTTTATCGGTCATCCCCATACGGGCTGCGATGGTTGGCTGGGTCATCCCGGCCGCGGCCATCAACTGAACACGCGCTCGATCTTCGTCGGTGACTTTCTTTGCGGCTGGCATTTTATACCCGGTAAATCGCGGCGACGCGCCCTGCAAGTGTCAACAGCGATGATTTTACCATCACTTGCGTTTTCAGTCGATTACCGAGTTTCAGGTTGCCGCGGCTGACATAGCCGTTGCGCTCGAAGAACGGCACGGCAGATTCAAGCACGCGGGCGAAATTGCATTGGAGATAACACAGGATCGCAGCGCCCAGACCGTGCGAGCGATGACTCGGCGCGACGTTGAGCACCGTCAGGCAATTCAGAGCCGGATTGACGATGGCGGTTGCAACATCCTCGCCGCCAAAAGAGAACACGAACGCGCCACCGTTGCGCGTGGCACTCATTACGGTCTGGCGCCCAATGAACGCCGGATGCTTGCCGCGGTTCAGGAGGGTTTTGACGCGCGAGTATTCGGTGCTTTTCGCCGCTTGGACTTGGAATTCTTCCGCACAACGGCAACGTGTCGGTGTCCGCATTTGCATACGCAGTTGGGGGTGGCGCCTTTCGGCGAATCATGGTCAAGCTCATCTGGCAGCATCAACGCATCCAGGCGTTCTTTGAGAGTGGAATCGAAATCGACGATGCCCGCCAGGAGCGCATCGTCGAGGAACACTGAGCGCATGGTCTCTTCGTCCATGTCGGCCAGAAACGGGGCCATCAGTTCCGGTGTCGGCTCGCCGTGGACGGTGTTCATGTTGACGGCAATTCTCGCGGCGCGCTTATCGTCGCAGGGGTCCACCAGGCAGGCCGGCACTTCCGCAAGTCCAGCCTCCCGAGCCTCGCCGACGCGGTGATTGCCAGATAGAATTTCGTACTTTTCGCTCTTCTTTCGCACCACGATCGGGGCGAGAAAGCCATCGCGGGAGATAGACTTTCGCAGGGCGGCCGACTGTTTTTCGCTGAGGTACTGCGGGTTTCGGCGTAGGGCGACGAGATCAGACAGCGGAATCGTGATGTAACTGACTGTCGGCGACGAGTTCAAACCGCAATCGTACCATATCGGGCGTCACTTCGGGGTAGCAGGCGAGCACCTGGGATGCCCTTTCCTGGCTCAGGGAGCGCACAGTACTATGCGGGGATTGCCGCATCGTAGCACCTTTGACAGATCTAGCGAGCACGCTGTGCTTCATGTGTCCGGTAGAAGCGGGCGATGTACCGCGATAACTCCTCCGGTATCTTGGCGATCATGGCCGAAGCTGCCTTGCGGGAATTGCTGTTGCCGTGGCTCTTGCGCGGATCTTTGCTCCTGTCCCGAATGGCGCTTTTACCGTCCAAGCCTTTCCGGCCTTCAACAAGCCGCGAATCGTCCTTCGTCAACGTCGCCGCTTTCCGCCGCTCATCCAGCGCCTTGTCGAACCATTCCGGCCCGCTGCCCACTCCAGACCCGTGCTCTTCACGCCACCGCTGCGCGACCGCCGCGCTCTGGGACGATCCGCCAACAATTCCCTTCCCATGCGCGTGGAAGTTGAAGCCCGGCACTTTGCGATGCGGCGGGATAATCGGCATCACCGCCGGCACGTCGCCCCACAGATAGAAGCTCCCGAAGTGCCACGCTGCCCGACCAACCCACGGCTGAGCTCCCTTGACGTTTTCCACCACCATCGGCACATGACGACCGGCCGCGGCGCACGCTTCAGCCTGAATCCGAAAGCAGGCGTTGAAGAGATCGTTCGACGGCGGCGGAAGAGCCTTTGCGCGCTTCCAGGGCATCGCCCGGTAAGAATACGCCTGGCAGGGGGGCGAGGCCACAATCACGTCAGCGTGCCGGAATTGCGACCCGTGGAGCGTGAGCACGTCCTGCAGCACCAGTTGCGTCTGGTAGTGCGCTTCGCCGTACTGATGCCGCTCGATGTCGAATCCGATGACACGATAACCCTCTGCCAAAAATCCTTCCGTCCAACCGCCTAACCCGCAAAATAAATCAATGCACAGGGGCATGTTTCTCCCGCTCGTGCTCTTCGACTTTGCGCAATGCCTCGGCTACCGTGTTGCCCTCGAATCGCTGCTGGCAGTACTGGCAGTGCATCTGGTAGCGCTCGGTGTCAGCCATTGCGCGCCTGCTGTCGGTCGTAGCCATCGCTGGCGGACCCGCGCTCTTTGCGCCCCGTGCTGATCTTACGCACAACTCCGGCTGTCCCGCTTGCGACCGCCGTGCCGGTATCGGCGTAACGGAGACCGCGCTTGCACTCGTTGCCCCAGCGTGAGAGGTCCACGCCGCCTGGCCAGAAGTTGAGATCGTACGGAGGTTGGCCGTGAATCGCAATAAATTCGGAGATGATCATGCTTGCGCCTTCGCTTGTGCCTGTTCTGCCGGCGCGGATGCCATTTGCTTTCGCCCGAGACTTCGAAGTTCCAGCGCGTGGAAGTCCCGACCGGTCTGGCAGGTACACCATTCGTCACCCACCTTGCCGAGCCCGTTGCATGCGCTGCAACGTCCATTCGGGTTCTTTGACGGCTCCGGAGGAGACTCTGGAATCGTGATTTCCGTGCCCACAACCTGGTTGATTCGTTTGGCAAACGATGTCAGGAATCCGGCCGGATTCTCCCAGGTATTCGGCACATGCGGGCGAAGTCGCTCAATAAATTCAACGCGCGGCACGTCTCGCAGTTCGACCAGTTCCCAGATGCGACGTTCGACATCGGGCGAGATTCGGATGCCGGTTTTCTCTTCATGGATCGCGCGCAGTTCTTCCTCGGGGGATCGCCTGTTTTGTGCTTTTTGTTGTGTTGGTTTTTCATCATCAAACTTCTTAAAAAAAACAACTTTTTCTTCTTTGAGGTTTGATGATGAAACACTACAAGACATTACAGGACATAACATAACAGATCCGCCAACGTCTCCCAACGAAGTGGCGGACGATGGGGGATTACTGGCGGATGATTGGCGGATGATTGGCGGATTCTCTGTATCTGCTTGAATCGAATCGACTTGTTCAAGCCATCCAATTTCAAGCAATCGCGGAATTGCTTCCTCGAACTCGGCGGCCGGCAACCGAGACAGCCTGGCAAGGCTCAAACAGACCCCGCCGGGTCCATCCGGGAGCGTACCGCGCTTTTTCTGCCTGGATGCGATCTCCACGATGGCGTACCAGGACCCGAGATGAGACGCCCCTCGGGGATGATCTACGAGGGTGGTATATCCCAACCCGTCCATCTTGTTCGGTATCGCCACCCAGTCCAACTTCACCAATTTTCGGCTGGCGGCCGTCTCAAAATGCTTGTTCCAATCGCGGACACGAAGTGTCACTGTTCACCTCTCCCAAGGTGAGCCGGGGCCGCGTCGTGGGAGCGACGCGGCGGGTCCGGCCATCCGTTGAAGCTGGTTTGCGGCAGCCTCAAGGAAATCATACCCCGCTTTCGCCGGGGTGTAAAGGCTTTTCCTGCTCGTCGCGCGCCTGCTGGTACGCCGACGCCAGCGTGTAGCCCTGGGCGCTGAGCAGCAGTTCCATCGCGCGGTAGTCGAGCGTGCCGTCGCCGCGCTTCAGCTTCAGCCTCGCCGCCGCCCCTCGAATGGCTCTCATGATGAGCGTGCGCTCCATCTCTCGGCCCAGTTCGATCATGCGCGGCGTCACCTCGGAATGGAGCTCTAGTCGTGGAGGGCGAAAGGCCAAGGCCTCCCGCAGCATCATCTTCTCCCTCCTGTTCGGCTTACTCACGATCCCGTCGCGGTTTACGTCGTATCAGCGATTTATGCCACTTTCGGCGGGACACTGGAGGCGGTGCCGGCGCTTCCGGCAGAGCCCGCCGCGAGCGTGCGTAGTGCTGCGGTACCGGCCCGTAGCCCCCGTGGATCGGCTCCAGGTGCGCCGGCCACTCGCGGTCAATCTCGGGCATCAGATTCGACATACAGTTTCTCCTGTACTGGGATTTCTTCCAATATCGTGATGTAGATCTCAACGCGCGGCTCCGCGCCGTCAAGCATGCGCCGACTGCCGTCCCAGTCGCAAATCTGCCGGTCGTCGCGGATGATGTCGGCCGCCTGGAGCATGTCGCCGACGGCCTCCATCAGGTTTGACAGGTCGGGGCAGTCCAGGCGCATTAGGCCGGAC